GACTACAGGCCTCAGCCTTGACGATACCATAGTATCGATATCATTTGCTTGGACTAAGCATGATGGACTAGCTATCGATTTGTCCATTACTGGTATCTACTACTTGAAGAAGTTCTTCGAAAGTTACCGAGGTAAGCTTATATTCCATGGTGGGCTGTTTGACACAAAACTTATTATTAGAAAATTGTGGATGGAACATTCTACAGACTACGCTGGAATGATTGAGGGTCTCAGATATTTTAAAGATTTTGATGACACTATGATCATGGCTTACTTAGCTAAGAATGCCACTACAAAAGTGTCTCTAGGGCTTAAAGAGCTTGCTCTTGAGTATGTAGGAAACTACGCACTAGAACTTCATAACATCTCTCAATACTCTAAAAAAGAAATACTAAAATACAATCTCATTGATGCATTAGCTACTTTTTATGTGTGGGAAAAATACCATACAGAAACGCTATCACGTCCTTACTTAGAAATATTCCAACCTAGTTTGTATTCATTGCTCAAGATGATGTTAGTGGGTTTACCCATGAACTCCGATAGAGTTAAAGAAGTACATACAATTCTCACTGCAAAAGAAAAGATATTTAATGAGCAGATCCAAGAGAACTCGTGTGTAATCTTATTCAATAGCAAACTACAAGAGGATACATGCCGTAAAGCTAATGAAAAGCTAAAGAAGCTAGTTAAACCTGTTAGTGACTTTGCTGAAGTTCAGTTCAATCCAAGTAGTCATACACAATTAGCTACCTTATTATTTGATGTATTAAAACTCCCAGTACTTGACACAACAAAGTCAGGAGCTCCTGCTACAGGAGGAGAGACATTAAAGGATTTAAAAAACCATACTACTAATGAAGACATATTAGATCTACTGCAATTCGTACAGAATTTAGCTGAAGTAGGTAAAATTAATGGAACCTTCATTAAAGCCTTCATGCAAGAAGAAGATTTTCTTCATGGAAATCTCAAGCTTGGTGGTACTCAATCTGGGAGACTAGCCAGTAACTCCCCTAACCTCACAAACCTACCTGCTCATGGACCTATGGGTAAACTCGTTAAGAGTTGCATAGTAGCTCCCGACGGGTGGTTATTTGCAGGTGCTGACTTCTCAGCTCTAGAGGAACGTATTGGAGCTATATTAAGTCAAGATCCTAATAGGATTAAGGTCTATACAGATGGCTATGATGGTCATTCTATGAGAGCTCAAACTTATTTTGCAGATCAAATGCCTGATATAGATCCCATGGATGTAGATAGTGTTAATTCTATTGAAACTAAATACCCAGAGTTAAGGCGTAAATCTAAAGGGCCTACTTTTGCTCTTCAATATATGGGCACGGCGTATACTCTACATAAAAGAGCTGGATTTCCTATGCCTCAAGCTATTCAAATAGAAAAAGCCTTCCATGAACTCTACAAAGTATCTGGAGACTTTAACGAAACTAATAAACAGTTTATGGAAGAGCATGGCTATGTAGAATGTGCTTTTGGTTTAAAATTACGCACTCCAATTATATCAAAGTGTGTATTAGGTAACTCTAAAACACCCTATGAAGCAGACAAAGAAGCTCGTAGTGCTAATAATGCAATTACCCAGTCCTGGGGAATGCTACTCAACCGAGCTATGAATGCTACTAATAAGCGAATTGAAGATGCTGGTTACGGCACTGAAATTCTCCCCTGCAATATGATTCATGACGCAGGATACTTTTTAGTTAAGCATACACCTGAACATATTAAATTTTTAAATGATGTACTAATAGAAGAAATGGAATGGAATAATGACGATGCAATTCGTTCTTCCCATGTCCCTATGAAAGCTTCATTAGAACTAGGTAAATCATGGGATAAATTAATCCATCTTCATAACCGTGCCACAGTAAAGGAAATAAACGATGTCTTTCCAATTGTCTAAAGATCAACTTGATGCAGTAGATGGGGTATGTAACCAGCTATTTCATATTGCACCACCCAATACCCCTAGTGTAGCCGTACTTACAGGAGCAGCAGGGACTGGTAAGACTACAGTAATTGGAGAAATTATTAATAGGATCAACCAGTACAATCCTTTATTACCCATTTCTCTATGCGCTACTACTAATAGAGCCGCAGCGGTTTTATCTAAAATAGTAGATGCACCAGTATCAACTGGGCATGCTATATTTAAATTAAAACCCTCCCTTACTAAATATGGAAAAGAATCATTAAAGAAAGTAGGCATGTGTGAAATATCATTCGATTCTGTTGTCATAATTGATGAAGCGTCTATGATTGGTAATAAATTTTTAGAAGCTATCGTAGATATTGTAAAACATAGAAATTTAAAAGTATTATTTGTAGGAGATCCATTTCAACTACCTCCTCCATCAGATACTTGTAGTATCTTTGATGGTTCACTAATTACTTTTAAACTAACTAAAGTTCACAGACAGTTAGGTGACAGCCCTATCTTAGATAAAGCTACAGAATTTAGACAATTCATTGAAGGGTCTATACAGACAGAGCCCTCAATTGAAACTACTCTAAATACTGTCGGAGATGGAATTCACATGCTATCTCATGCAGATTTTATTACTAAGTTTGTTGAAAAGTATATCGATTACACAACAGGTGCTGAAGTAGATATTCCATTGTGTACCTACACTAATGACTCAGCAGTTAACTACAATACTATGGTCAGAAAAGCAGCATACTTTTTAGAAGATACTATTCAGCCCTTCTACACAGGAGAAAGACTAGTTGCCAATAGTATTGTTATGCAAGACGATAAAACTGTATTAACTAATAATGAAATAGTACATGTACGCAGCTATACAGAAATGGAGCAGTATAATATTCCAGGGTACCGAGTCACTCTAAAGGGTGACTATGATAAATATACTAAATCTAATATAAAAATAGTATTTAGTCCTAAAAATAAAATAGCAGCTACTAAAATTTTAGATGAGTATAAGGATATAGCTATTAAAAATAGCTGTAGAGAAAACTGGACAAATTTCTATAAGATAAAAAATGTTTTAGCAGATTTACGTCCACCTTTTGCAGGTACTACTCACAAAGCCCAAGGAGGAACCTTTCCAGCTGTGTTTATAGATAAAATAAACATCAATAAATGTAGAGACCCTAAAACTCGTGCACGATTATTCTATGTTGCTCTAACTCGAGCTACTAGTAATGTGTATATAAACTCATGAGCTATATTAAAAATTCACTTCCAGATGATTGGGAGCCAGACCAATCTTTTATCAACAAAAAATATACATGCATAGGAAATGACATAATAGAAGCTGCATGGCTTCCTAGATGGTATGGAGTATCACATGATGAATGTTACTTTTATCCACATAAGTTTCCTGTAGATCTGTTGTCTAAATCACAGACAAACTTTCCAAATAGTATTGTGTTACTGCCACTTCCGGAAGGCAGTGATTATAAACAAAAACTTAAAGAACTTAAAACAGAGAGGCTATTAAATGGCATATAAATATACTAATAAGAATAATATATCACTAGCTCTAGCAGTATTTCTAATGCATGACAGCTATGACTATGATGACCGTGCTAATGTTATTAGTGCTACAGGACTACTTAAATCAATTCGTCAAATAGTTCTAGCACACCAAAATAAAGATCTAGCTAAAACTGTAGATATTGGAGATCTAGTCCCTTCTAGAATGGGAACTGCTATTCATAATGGTTGTGAAGAAGCATGGTCAGATCGTAAGAATGTACTAGAAGCACTAAAAGTATTTGGAGCTGCAGATAGCGTTACAGACAGTATACGAGTTAACCCAGAAACAGTTACTCCTGGAGAAATGCCTGTTTACGTAGAGCAACGAGCAGAGAAGGAAATACTTAATACAATTGTCTCTGGTAAATATGACCTAGTGCTGGATGGTGTATTAAATGATTATAAGTCTACTAGTGTGTGGACTTACATTTATGACAGCAGTGCGGATAACTACATTAAACAAGGTAGTATTTATAAGTGGCTTAGCCCAGATAAAATTACTAGTGATATCATCAACATTAACTACATATTTACAGACTGGTCAGCCGCTAGAGCTAAACAGGATGGGAAAAAGTATCCTCAACAACGTGTATTAACAAAAGAATACCCATTGTGGAGTACACAAGAAACTGAGGAATGGATTACTAATAAAATACAGACTTATCAATCACTTATAGATAAACCTCAAGAGAGCTTGCCAGAATGTACAGATGAAGAGCTCTGGGCTTCAGATACAGTTTACAAATATTATAAAAACCCCAGCAGTACTGCTAAATCTACTAAAAATTTCGCTACAATGGACGAAGCACTTATGCGTCAATCTGCAGATGGTGGCGTAGGAGTGATTAAAGAAGTTCCAGGTGAAGTCAAAGCTTGTCGTTATTGTTCCGTAGTAGGGATATGCACCCAAGCAGAAACTATGTTAGCAAATGGGCGATTAAATTTATGAGTGATAATTTTATATTAGTAGGTGATCTAAAGAGATATGTAAATATCCCCTTTAAAAAAGCACAACTTATACGTTTATCTACAGATGAATTAATCTGGTTATCCCAGACTTATAAACCTCGTGGATTGAAGTCATTAATAATAGCTCATATCATTAAATAGTATCGAGATAGTAGAGGTTGGCTTACACCGCAAGGCAAGCAAGAGAACTTCCAAAGCTCTGAACACGACCTCTATTATCTTTAAATTGAAAGGGATGTACTGTGATTTCTGGAATTAAAATCTACAAACCAGATGGAACCTTAAAACAGGAGATAACTAAAGAGACTGCTGTACAGCTATATGATGAACAGAATAAAACTAATTGGAAGCTATCCAAATCAGAGCAGCAGTGGTGGAAAAGGTTTAAAATACAAGAGGATATTGGGCCGTATCAAAAGAAAGGTCTACAGCCTTGGATTAAACGTACCTATACCAAGCGTAAAGCAGTGTATAAAATAATTTGTAAAATTTGTAATAATCAAGCCACTATGATGAGCATTAATGCAAAATTTTGTGGGCAAAAATGTGCTGGAATTAGTAGAAGAATGACTGCAAAAAACCTATATAATAAGAAACCTGAGGCGTAATTTATTAAAATTTGAGAGGAAAATATATGAGCATAAAAAAATTGCAAAAAGATATTCTTAAATTTAAAAAAGTTATTTTAAAAATTCCTATAAAACACTACTATCACCAAAAATACGTAAATAAAATTACACAAGTCTTCAGTGATATCTTTGATAAGTATATTACTGAGGGTACACCTCTGCCTGACGTAGCAACTAAGTGTCCCAATAAATTAGAACCCCATAGAGGACACAGTTCTAAAGAGCGAACAATCAAGAACTCATATAATTAAATACGAGCCCTTGTAGCTCAACTGGTAGAGTGACTGCGTTTGGAAGCGGGAGGTTGGTGGTTCAATTCCGCCCAAGGGCATTACTTAATATACATATCTATTAATGTTCGAAAAGGAGATAGCTATGGTTAATACAAAAGATCTTAAAAAAGCACTTACAGATAGCATACCTAATTATATACAACACGGCCAATACCAAATGTCTTTAGGTAGTCTAATAAAAGCGTTACAGAGAGAACGCGTTGGACTATTGGTTAAGATAGACGCTGTGGGATATCCAGGTATGCCTCACAGCTATCATGGGTACCCTGCTGATTTAGCATTTATACCAGATGCAACTCCAATAACTGTAGCTCAGTTTATTGCAGTATGTGAAACAGCTATCAAAGCAACCTTTGTAGGCCCAGATCATGCAGAAGGGTTTTATAGAGATTATATTATGCAAGCTAATACACCAGTCTGGATTTCACAACTAGATAACGCGAGTAAAACTGGTATTACAGATGTTGTACCTGTTGATGATTACATCAAATTAGTTACTGAAATTATAAAAGATGATGAGGAGAGTAACAATGGCGATCAGTGATAATCAAAAATTAAACTATGTCGAAGTAATACTGGAAGAGTGCGCAGCATCTAACCAACCAGAACAAGTACTCATTGACGTAGCTGTACAATTTTTAAGAGAATTGCAGGAGAGTAAAGATGACTGACGATGAGATGACTGATGAAGAAATTTTACAAGATCGTGCAGCTAAGTATGGCCCACCTAAACGGTGCTTTGAAACCTGGTCAACAATGTGTGAAACACTTAATCAATATGCTAAAGAATCAGGAAATGTAAATCTTCCTCATCTATATGCTCTAAAAATGGATTTACTAAAAATTGTAAGATCCGCCTGGAATCCAAATATTGAAGACAACTATAAAGATGGACGAAATTATTTAACAATTGCCCATCAATGTACTGAGGATAAACATGACTAAAAAACAATACCATCCTTTTTCAGAAAAGATTGTCGATATCCTTGTTAGAAAAGTAAACAATGATAATCGGCATTTTTTTAGAATTCTAGTTGGATATTATTTATCTAAAGTAGCATCCATGATGCGATGCAACATACAAACAAATGATAGGGATGTAATCCCAGTTAATACGTATGTACTTAACCTAATGGTATCTGGTACCGGTAAGGGTCACTCTACTAATATATTAGAACGAGAGTTTGTATCCCATTTTAAAAAGGAATTTCTAAATTCTGTATTCCCTAGGAAAGCAGAAGAGAATATTGAAATACTAGCTCAAGAGAGAGCTCGAGCTAGAGTATCTAGTGGACAAACTCTATTGTCTATTGGTGAAGAGTATGCAATTCAAAAAGATAAATTCCAAAGTCACTTTGATCGTCTAGGTGAATTAGCATTTAGTTTCGATAGCGGTACTTCTCCAGCTGTTAAGCAGATGAGAGAGAAACTACTATTAGCATCTGCAGGTTCTATGAACTTAGAGCTAGATGAAGTCGGATCTAACATGTCTGCTAATGTAGATGTACTTAATACATTTCTAGAATTGTATGATATTGGTTTGATAAAACAAAAACTCATTAAGAATACTGCAGAAAATATTAGGTCAGAAGAACTACCAGGTAATACCCCTACTAATCTCATGATGTTTGGTACTCCTACCAAGCTATTAGATGGGGGGCGTATAGAAGAAGAGTTTAAACAATTTCTAGAAACTGGTTATGCTCGTAGATTGCTATTCGGCTATACAGTAGATAGCCACAGGACTAAATACGCTTCAGCAGAAGAACGCTATGCACAGATGGTAGATATTAATCTAGCTACCGATGTTCATATGATACAAAACAAGTTTACTGATTTTGCTAAGAGACCATTCAATCCTATCTTGCAAATGTCTAAAGAGAATTCAATTTATTTAATTGAATACCAAATGAAATGTGAGGCAGCAGCTGATGAATTTAAAGATCATATGGCCCTACATAAAGCAGAGATGTCACACCGGTATTACAAAGCTCTTAAGTTAGCTGGAGCTTATACATTTGCGGATAACTCTACTGAAGTAACTAAAGAACATTTAGATTACGCAATTAGTGTAGTTGAAGATTCTGGAGAAGCCTTTCATATGCTCATGAGAAAGCAAGGACCGTATGAACGACTAGCTCACTATTTAGCTGATTGTGATAACGAAGTTACACAACACGAGTTAGTAGAAGAGCTCCCTTTCTATAAGGGATCTGAAACACAGCGTAAAGATCTAATGACACTAGCAATGTCATTTGGATATAAAAATAATATTATTATTAAGAGACGCTCTATTGACGATATCGAATTCTTCATAGGAGAAACCTTAATAGAAACAGATCTAGATAGTTTAACAACTGCGATTAGTAAAGACATAGCTCATGACTACCAAATAGATCACCCTCCATTTGATAAATTACATAAGTTAACAACTGCCGAAGGGTACCACTACACAGCTCATGGATTTGTTAATGGTCATCGTAAAAGTGAGAATGCTATCCCAGGATTTGATCTTCTAATTCTAGACTGTGATGGAGATATCAACATCTCCACAGTTAAGATTCTATTAGAAGATTACGCATTTCTAGTTTCTACAACTAAGAGACATACAGCAGAAATTAATAGGTTCAGATTAATACTGCCACTATCTCATAGGCTCAAATTATCATCTAGTGAGTATTCCCGGTTCATGGTTAATGTATTTGAATGGTTACCATTCCCAGTAGATGAAGCTGCTAAAGATATAGCAAGAAAGTGGGCTTCTCATCCAGGACAGCATGAATACAACCCAGGCACTGTTATAGATGCAACTATGTTCATACCAGAAACTAAACGATCTGATGAAACTAAAGCTCAAATTAGTGCAACTGGAGTCAATAATATTGAACGGTGGTTTAAGACGAATACTTCTAGCGGAAACAGAGCTAACCACCTATACAGATATGGAATGGTCATGGTAGATGCACAAATGCAATTGGGAGAAATAGTAGAGAAATTGGAATCATTCAATAACTCCCTAGATATCCCACTACCAGAAGATCAATTTATGAATAGTACAATTAAATCAATCAGTAAAGAACTAACTAAACGAGGGGTAAGTAATGAATAATAACCATTTGGTACTGATTTCAGGTAAATCTAGCTCCGGTAAGAGTGCTAGTTTACTAGCTATAGATAACCCTGAGGGTGTTATGTACCTAAATTGTGAAAATGGTAAGAAATTACCATTCAGATCTAAGTTTAAAGAACTAACAATTACAGATCCAGATATGGTGTACCAAGCATTTACAGAGGCCGAAAAGATGGCTGATGTTCATACGATTGTTATAGATACACTTACATATTTAATGGACATGTATGAGAGTACTAAAGTCATTAACTCTACTAATACAATGCAAGCTTGGGGTCAGTATGCCCAATACATGAAGATGCTCATGTCTCAGATAGTAGCTAAATCTACTAAAAATGTAGTATTCCTAGCTCACACTTCTGATGTGCTTAATGAAGCTGAAATGATCAATGAGACCCTAGTTAAGGTCAAAGGATCACTGATGAATCAGGGTATAGAGAGCTTCTTTACAACAGTGCTATCTACTAAAAAGATCCCACTAGCTAAGTTAGACGACAAGGTAGCTAAATCCCCTGGGTACACGGTTACACCAGAGGATAAGGCACTTGGATTTAAGTACGTGTACCAAACTAGGTTAACAAAAGAGACTGTTAATGAGCGTATTAGAAGCCCTATGGGTATGTGGGATATGAAGGAAACTTACATAGATAATAACTTGCAGCACGTTATTAATCGACTACATGAGTACTATAAATAGTTTAAAATCAGTCTCGTCTAGTATAAGATGCTACTGTGGTATCGCAGTATTAGAGCCACAGTAAATAAATCTACTGCGGGATGGGACTGTGAACCCTCCTTATGGGGTCCTTCTCCTACACGGGACCTATTCTAACTGAAGAGTTATTAATCACTAGTCCTTCTTTTGATGGCTGCACGGCTGTTAAAGGAAGGCAATCATGTTAGACCTCGCCTGGAACAGTAGTAGTAATTTAGGTACTAATCTCCCTCTGCCTACTACTACTGTTCTAAGTCTAAACTCCCGAAATACCCAATAAATTATAATAAAATAAGGAGAGATCATGTCTGAATTTTCCGATAAAGATAGTACTAAACACGGTCTTATCGAAGATGTAGTATCTACGGCTGTAGAACTTGGTTTTGCTGTAGTCCAAGAAGTAGCAGCAGAAGCATTGATTAAAAAACCCGGTCTATCTCTAAAAGAATTTACTAAATTATTAGATCAGTACATTCAAAAACAAAGAGATAGATCCAATTAAGAGCATATTGCTCTATTACTAGTTAAACATAAGGATATAAATTATGAGTGAATGGGAACTTCCTAAAGGTGTAGAAACACAATCTATAGAGCGTGTAGGTGGTGGATTTGCATGGGAATCTGGAGTCTACGATGTAACTGTTAAGATGGTATATCTGAATCAGTCTGCAAAAGAGGCAATAAGTTTTAACGTTATATTGCAAAATTCTGCGGGCAAAGAGCTCAAAGAAGCTTTCTGGATTAAATCTGGTAAAGCTAAAGGCAATAAAACCTACTATACAAAAGATGGTAAAGACTACCCTCTACCAGGGTATTCCACTGCCAATTCTATGTGTGTAGCTGTTACAGGTGAAAGCTTAGCTAAATGCATGGAATCTGTAGAGAAAAAGACCATCAATGTATACAATGTTGAACTGAAGAAGGAAGCACCTTCCGAACGTCCAGTATTGACAGGTTTGCTAAGTAAGCCAGTTAAGGTCGCAGTTCATCAGGTTCTAGAAGACAAAGTAGCTAAAACTGCTAATGGCCAGTATGAGGCCACAGGTGAATCTCGTACTGTTAACGAGTGTAAATTCTTCGGTAATCCAGAAGGCAAAACTGCTGAAGAGATCACTAGTGATGCGCCAGCTACTATGTTCGATAAATGGGCTGCTAAGAACACGGGCACAGTTATTGATAAAAGTAGCAAAGCTAAAACAACTTCAGCTGCAGCTATTATGGGTAGCACTCCTGCTGATAGTAATGATGCACAAGGTTCATTATTTACTTAGGAAATAACTATGCTAATTGCAGGTATAGACCCAGGAACTAATGGTGCAATTGCTGTACTGGATTCTAAGAATCCAGGCAGCGTTGCTCTGTTAGACCTAAAGAGTAATAGTATTTGTGATACATGGAACTGGTTACATACTGAAGGACTAGCATTAGGAGCTAGTACAGTATGGGTAGAAGATGTTCATTCCTTATTTGGAATGTCAGCTAAATCTAATTTTGGATTTGGTAGAAACCTAGGAACTGTACTGACTATTGCGGAGTTACTTACAGGGAATTCCCCTGGTACAGTTACTCCTAAAATCTGGCAGAAATACATAGGTGTTACTGCTAAAGGTAAAGATATTAAGAAACAAGTTGCTGAGATAGCTACAAGTCTATACCCAGCAGCTAATGTATATGGTAAACGTGGAGGATTACTTGATGGGCGATCTGATGCATTAATGATTGCTCACTATGGTTTGAGTCATTATGACAGCTAAAAAATCTAATATACTAGATACAGTAATTAGTATTCCAGTTACTAAACCTACACGACTATGCCAGTGCGGTACATGGTCTACTGTATACCCGGCTGAATACACTTACACAAGGAGGAGGAGTAATGAAAATAGAGATAGAAATCGACCTAGAATCCATAGTAATAGAAGCACTTAAAAAGAAAGAAATATCTGATATATATGTCCCACCCGTAAAAGTTGAAATACCTTCGTCTACAGAACCACCTAAAGTATGGACAGAAGCTCTAATGAAAAATACCAGATCACCATGGGAATACGGGCGTAAGAATGGAAAACGGCGTACTTTAGAAGAGATGGCTTTACATGAACTAGAAAAAGAAAAAGGTCGTAGACTAACTCCTGAAGAAAAAGGAGAGACCAAAGCTCAAGTACAGCTAGAAGAGACTGCAGAAAACACTGCTAGAGACGCTATTATTAAGAAAGCTCGTATAGATACGCTAGCTGCTGAAGGTATGGCTGCAGCATCTAAAGAATTAGCTGAAGAAGAACGTAGAGACTCGGAATCAGTTAATGGGAATGGCTACGCAGAAAGAAAAGGAGATGAAACAGAAAAAGAAGCTACTATACCTATAGCCGATAAAATTAACACTAGCTCACTATTTAAAGATTAACCCATGACAGATTATAAATTTGAATACTCAAAGTACCTATACGATCCAAAAACTAAGAATACTTCATATGTTAAACCAAGCCCTTGGATTAAAATTAAAATTATATTTTATACATTTGGAACTATTCTTATATTACTTTGTGGATTACTAATACTCCCTTTAGGGATATTGCTGCTTGTTGCATTTATAGTATATAGCGTGTTTAAAATTATATTTACATCTAGTTAAAGTGATCATGGATTTACATAGTATAAAAATAGCCTTAGTACAGGGGCTCATTGTATTAGTACCTACATACATAATGGCATTCCTGACAGATAAAATGGTATGGACTATTCCTATGCTAGCTGCAGCAAGTTTTGTTGCAGCGAGTATTAAGAAGGACCTTACTGAACGTAAGATCGATGAGGATGGAATGCGAAAAGATAATGAGTCAAGCCATCACCCTGATCTAGAAGATGGATGATACTAGAGCTAGTTCACCATTCCCTTTATTTGAGAAGCTGCTTCAAATAATGTTACGTTATTAGCTTCATCAAACATGTCATCAGTTTGAGCTAAGTTAGGCATGAGGTCTCCGCCTAGCCATGCGCTATTTACATTACCTAGTGTAGGTATCCCAGTCATTTCTTGTACAACAGCAGAGAGAGCTACAGTTGCTGGATTAGCTTTTATTAATTTCTTAACAGCTCGTTGATTCCTTAACCAGTAAGATAAGAAGGCTGTAGCACCAAGAGAATCTAGTAGTTCTAGTGGGGCAATCAAAGATTCATCGAATAGTACAAATGCTTCTAATGATTCATGTAGTGATTGTTTAAAGCTTTGTCCTAAAACATTTTGACCGTGCTCCATCATCACATACCTGCCCATAAAATCTGTCATCTGAACTACTTGTTTAGAGTACTTGTAGGGCAAACTCTCTTTAGTCCAAAATATGGTATGAGCTACAGTCTGTAGACTTCTAGGAATCTTATCCCCCACTTGTTTAAGATTACCTTTAAATACCAGACGGGATAATCTATTCCAGTATCCATCTAATTGAGCTTCATTTAGATCTTCAATAATTAGAGAATCCACTCCAGCTTCATTCATTTGGTGAATACGGTTACCTTCAATTCTAGTTTGAAGTCTTTCTACTTTCTGAGCTTCAGCACTATTACTTGGCAGCTTTTTAGTATCGATTTCATACTGAAGCTTATTTTTCGCTATCACATCTTTACTATATCTTTGGTATTCTGATATGCCTTCAATAGTCTTACTGATAATATAAGACAAGGGAATTTTACGCATCATTAATTGCGTAATATTTGACATCATATTACCGAGTATAACTTTTGGAACCGCTAATACTACTCGATTCTTACCGTATCCAACCGTTTCTTTAATTGCGTAGTGGGCTAACCCAGCAATACGTTTAGCAAATGGATGTTTATTATTTTCGAAGTATTTAAGCTGAGTAACATCTAGTTGTTTGTACCCAAATACTTTATCAACAATATCTAAGCGAACCATAAACTTACCGCTTACAGCGAAATTTTGCAGATATTCTCGGATTGGACGAGGTAATTTTAAGTACCGCTCGTAATACCCAGATTCAGGATCTAATAAATTAATGAACTGCTTTGGGTGAACTTTATATAAATTCTCTTGTTCATGTACCAATAAGTGAATTGTTTCTTTATCATTCTTAATAGTATTTTTACGATCTACTAAGTTTGAGTGCATGTGTGCAAACACATTTTGGAATTCTAACTCAGGTTTAATAATTTCTTTTACATCCTTGTGATTCATCATAATACGGTAATCTGTAATTTTATTTGTTACCGGATCACGGACAGGTCGGAACTTAAATCGCTTATCAAATTTTAGATCTTTAGCTAGTTTATTTTGATGCGTTTTAAACTGTTTAACTTTAGCTTTAATTTTTTGAGTATTCGGTTTTCCCGTAGTACCCACCTGGTAATCTGGATTTAAACTCAGTATCTCAGTTAAAGTAGTTCCTTGATGTCGGCGGTTAGTAGTAGACATAATTCCCGATATATCTTTTACTTCTGCGATATTACGATTGATGTACATTACAGTATGAGTTTGATCTGCTGCTATTTTACCTAATGGAACAGAGTATGTGTACCCCTGGTCATCCATAGCTTCTTTGTCTGCTGCTGTACGAATTTGAATATCTGTTAAATTGTCCATCCTCTCGACAATGTACCCTTTCATCATGTGGATAGGATCGCCTTCAAATAGATCTCTTCGTGATTTAGCTTTATAACTAATATGTGCTTGCATGATGTTAATCATTCCATTATTACTAGGATCAGCAGCAAATTCAGCACTAGCTAACTTTTGTATCAGAAAAGCATCTTTTGTTTCTATATCTCCTAATGCCGATATGGTTGCGTATGCATCTAAAAGTGCAACCCTTTCCTCTACTGGATTGGCAAGGTGATCTACTGCAATAGAGTATGCATTCGTATATGCATCAGCTAATCTTTCAGTTTCCCCTGTCATCATAAAATGACCTAACTCATCAGCGTACTGTATAGCAGCGCTTGACTCCTCTACTAGTAGTCTACGTCTTATATCTTTTTGTAATAGTTCTCTAGCGTCTTTAGCATTGGTGCTCTTACCAATTAAATCAATAATCTTTTTCATCCCAGCAGGTGAATCAAGATCAAGACCAGCAGTTACCAGTTGAGATATATCTGTACGGAGCATTACATTAGTAAGTGCTTCTCGAGTCTCAACAGACATTGCATGACGTTTCTTCGGGTCTAATGATTTCCAAATACTTGTTATCCCATGTGCCCGGTTGCCATTAAACCAGTCTATTTGAAAAGTTTCTGCTAATTGACGTGCTTTGGAAATGGTAATTTTTGATTGCAGTAGCTGTTCAATCATCTCTTTACTAAGAACACCATCCCCAAATTCTTTAGCTAATCCACGTAATGAATAATGCATTTTATCCATTATGTTATTTTTGTATTCCTGAACATTGTTCTCTTCACTGAGTGTAATTAATGGCAGCCAAGCTAACCCAGTTGCAATCTTTAAAGGTAGTGGTGCCCCTGCAAAAGCAGGACCTGATCTACCTACCCTTTTTTGTAAGTCTCTTTCTGCATTGTTAGCAAAATTTCTAAGTATCTGGTCTGCTGCATCTAAAACTTTATAACCTACACTTTGTAACAGAGCACGTTTACTTTTATGTTTATTTTGGATAGCAACTAGGTGCTCGGTAATAGCGATGGCTTCAGAGAATTGAGTATTGTCTTTAGCGTTATAGACCTTGTTACCTAGAGTTTCTCTAATTGTGTCTACTACAACTTTAATAATGTCCAACATTCTTCCGAATAACCCAATTCGTTGAGCAACTGGATTAGTCTTCATAAAATTAGATAATGAAGCATTCGTGTTTGCGTAGGCTAAGAACTCATGCAATCGATTAGCTTCTTTTGCATGGAAGGCATGCCTATATTGCTGCCTAGCCATAACAATTTCTTCTGCAGTAGCTAAATTAGTAGGCCCTGTATTAGTAGGAAGGAATACTTTGTATCCTCGTCCTTTACCATATTTTTTCTCTAATGTATTTTCAACTTGTGTATATAACTTTTCAATTCGATTTCTAATTAATGGACGTTGGTCTATCGCTATGGAAGTCATACCGTGCAATAACTCATGCGTATATACTTCTTGAGGGGACTGCCCATTACGAATGGTTGGAGATTGTTGACTAACTGAGACTGTTAGTCGTTCTTGCGCTTCACTGTAGGCTCCTTGAGAGATCCCCTGGATTTGCTCATAGGTTAGCTGAATGCCTGCTGTAGCATTAAAGCCCTCACTAAGAATATCTAAAACACGGCTTAGAGTATCTGTATGACTATTCTCTTCTTGAGTATTATTGTAATAATCCCCAGATAGCTTAGTGAAGTCGCTGAATAGATTCTTAACCGTATTCCCAGTTATGTCATTTAGATCAGTAGATTCATAAGTCTTACCTTTTGGTGCTATTAAAGAATTCTTTAGTTCCTCTGTCTGCTCTGGAGTCAGATCAGGAAATAATTCTGTTTGAGCATGCTCATCAAACTTTCTATTGAACTCTTCCGCCATAGGAGTTTTTGATACTCTAGTACGAGTTCTATCATTAGCTGAATCTTCAGCTAATTCTAATAGGGCATCTCGCATTGAATCATTAATATTAACTCCAGGTTTCTGCATAAGCATCTGCAAAGACTCATTAAATCCCCCATTCTCAGAAGCTAGTTCTTCTAATCTACGTCTGAATTCTGAATTTGTATTTGTTACGGAGTCAAATGACTTTAATAGATCGTCTAATGTAACTTTTTTAGTATCATCTTTATTCTTATTATCAAAAAATTCATTCTCAACCCAAGTTTGAATTTCTTCCATAAGTGAAGGAGTACCCTCGGGGGCAGCTTCATCCATATCTGTAGTGATACCTAGAACTTTCTTTACTTGTTCATGGGTTTGTTCAATAACACTGTGGGTACGGTTGTAATGTAAAAACAATTTCCCATAAGCTTCACTAATGGTAGATAGTTGCTCTGGACTAGCCATGAATGCATCATGTAACATTAGGACATTTGGATCTCCCACCCAACGCTTACCATCAACAGTAATATTAGGATCACCATTCATTGTTTGAGTTAGCAGAAC